CTGCATCGTGCTGTTCGCCGACGAGGCGGTGTGGGCCGGCGACAAGTCCGCCCAGGGCACGCTGCAGGCGCTGGTCACGGAGCCGAGGGTCATGTACGAGGGCAAGGGCCAGAACGCCGAGATGGGGCAGAACCACGCGCACGTCGTGATGGCGTCGAACGAGAAGTGGGTCGTCCCGTCCTCCGCCGAGGACGAGCGCCGCTGGGCGGTGTCGGACGTGACGGACGGCGTGATGCAGGACAAGGCGTTCTTCGACGCGCTGCACGCGCAGCTCCGCGCCGGCGGGCTGGCCGGGTTCCTGCACGACATGCTGCGGCGCGACATAGCCGGGTGGCACCCGCGCGACGCGATACCCGAGACCGGCGCCGGGGCGGAGCAGGCGCTCCTGTCCATGGCGCCGGAGGAGCAGTGGCTGCTCGGGCTGGTGCGCGAGGGCCGCGCGCCGGACGGCGGGTGGGCCGAAGAGGTGGACTGGGAGAAGTCGGGCGCCTGGGCGTTCACGGAGTCGCTCTACCAGGACTTCGCGCGCGTGGCGAAGGAGCGCGGGTTCGGCCGCGTCGCGTCGCCGATAGCGTTCGGCCTCGGGCTCAACGGGCTGCTCGGCAAGGGCCGCGGCAAGCGCCGGATAAGGGTGCCGGACGGCTGCTACGTCGCGGCCTCCGGGTCGGACGGACGGGCCTGGGCGACGTTCCTGCCGAAGCGCCCGGAGCTGGAGGCGAAGTACCGCAAGGAGCTCGCGGCGCTCGACAGGGGGGAGGACCCGTGGTGAACGAGCACAACCCTCGGTTGCGGAAAGGCACCGTGTCTAGCCGGCCGGACAGGCTCGTAGCTGGGGATGAAGGAGACTCAGCACGGCGTTTAGCCTTTACGGAACAACGACATGATGCGTGTTTCGTACGGCGTTACGAAGAACAGACGACCGTCGGTTGCTATGATGTGCGTGCGTATGCGTATATGTAATTATGTGTCATGTAGTCTGTAACACTGTACAAAAAGGATATAAGTATATGGTATATATAAATAATATTATGAACAAAGTATATGTTTTCTGTACTGACTACGCCATACGACTCATGAAATACAAAGATAAAAAGCCTGTAAGCCCGAAGAGCGACTCCCCCGTCAACATTGGCCGGACGGCACCGCCCGGCCGACCGTTCGCCCCGCTCTACGCGGACAGGGCGCACGTCGAGGAGCTGCAGCGAAAATGGGAAGACTCGACGATGGGGTCAGACGCCACAGCGCGCCGGGCGTCGGAAGGAGAGAAGCCGAAACAAGGACCGCCGGGGATGTTCACAGAATGGGGCAAATCCACGACGGACGGCGACGGCACGGGCGGAGGCGGGTCGGTATGATCGAGTGGGACATGACGAAGGTGTTCGAGCGCGTGCAGGAGGCGGCGCGCACGCTGAGGCACACGCCGCCCGTGAGGCGCGAGCCGAAGCAGACGCACTGGCCGGACTTCGTGCGCAGTTACTGGGAGGCGTACCAGGACGACGCCGCGCCGCTGCGCCCCCGCCCGACGCCGAAGCAGCTGAAGGAGCTGGACCAGGTGATAGCGTGGATGGCGTGGCTGCACCGCGCGGGGCCGGAGTTCCCGAGGATAGTGTGGGCCAGGGCCGCGACCAGGGCGTCGTGGCGGAAGCTGGGCCAGATGACGGGCCGCAGCCACACCAAGGCGATGCACGACTTCAGGGCGGGCGTGGCGCTGCTGATGTACGGCCTGAGGGACGGCGCGCTCGAGGGCGAGCCGCGTCGCGACGGCGACATCTACGGCAACTTTTAACAGGGCAGAGGAGAGACGGACAATGGGGACGCACAGGGACGAGGACATGTCGGAGGACGGGCTGAACCCGAAGCAGCTGCGCTTCGTGGAGGAGTACCTGATAGACGGCAGCGCGAAGAACGCCGCGATAAGGGCGGGCTACTCGGCGGCCACGGCGGCGTCGATAGGGTCGAAGATGACGGCGCACCCGAAGGTGCGCGCCGCGCTCGACAGCCGGCGCCGCGACCTCAGCGACCGGACGAAGGTCGACGCGGAGTGGGTGAGGAAGCAGCTGACCGAGGTGCTGCACCGGTGCCTGAAGTCGAAGCCGGTGGTCGAGTGGGACAAGATGCGGGGGGAGTACGTCGAGACCGGCGAGTGGCAGTTCGACAGCGGCGGCGCGAACAAGGCGCTCGAGCTGCTCGGCAAGCACGTCGGGATGTTCCAGGCCGACAGGGGCGAGCGGAGGTCGGTAGAGGACCTGACGAGCGAGGAGCTGCTGCGGCTGGCGGCCGAGCTGCGCAGGCGGCGCGACGCGGGGACGCTGGTGCCGAAGGGCGGCGGGCCGCGCCCGGACGCCGCGGCGGCGCGGACCGAGCAACGGCTGGTCGGAGGCCCGCCGCGCGACGCGGAATAGCCCGGAGCGCGTTTTCGGGCCCGCCGCGGCCGGCCGGGCCCGGGGAAAGTTAGCCCCCGAATCGAAACGGACGGGCAACGCCCCGAAACCCAATCGGCTCGCCCTCGCGCGCAAAAAATTTTCCAGATTCAAACGCTAACGCTAACAAATCCCCAATTTAGCAAATTCTAATTAGGAATTACTAAGTCAGCACTGTCTAATTAGGAATAGCTGAAGCAGCATATTCCCATCAGATAATACGGGGCGTTTATCCAAATTGGATATTTTACAAATTCCCAATAACCGTCAGTCCCCTTTCCTCTCTATAGTCCAACCTCCATGATAGCGCGTTTTGCTGGGAATGTGAAAATAATTATTTTATCCCAATTTGAAAATAAACCTGTACTTTTGAGGGGAAACGTGTTATCCGCGCGCCCGTTCTTTATAATATACCTATCTGGGAATAGTTAATTCTTGTTGGGTATAAAGTTTCACTTTTTTGTGTACATTCCCAGTTAGATTCGATATTCTGTATAAAGAGAATGTGAATGAGAACATTCCAAACAACTGATGGAGACCAGCTATGAGAAAGCCAAAATACCATTCTTATTACGTCGTCGGCTTCGCCAGCGAATTGGCTTCGAGCGGTATGATACTGGACTGCTTCGATTCGTCGGGCGACGGCAAGCACGCCTTCGAAAACACGAAAATGAAAATGTCGAAGGCTGCAGCGGCGGGCGAAAAGTTCCATGGCCTCGACCTGCCGAAAAAAGGCTTCCAAGCAATCCGCTCAGTAAAAGTGATGAAATAAACGACCAACCAAAAAAGGAGAATCAACATGACTACACCAGCACAAGAAGGAATAGCCGCAGCGAAGAGTGACGACGAGGCCCGGGCGAAAAAAGTCTTCGTCCTACAGTACCACTCGTTCGACAAGTCGGACAGAGACGACGGCGATTGGATTATAGGCGTCTTCCAAAATGAGCTCGAAGCCATGAGCGTTTTGGCGGACGACCTCGAATCGTCTTTCGGAGGCATCACATTCGAAAGCCCCACGAAGTCCATCGTGCACAACAAAGACGGCAGTTGGAAGATGACTGAATGGGGATTTTTTGAGCCGGACGGCTTCAAGTATATCCTCACTCCCACGAAAATCAAGTAAACCAACCATCAAATCAAGGAGAATCGCCATGAAAACAGTAGAGATAAAAGTTTACTCTTACGACGGGCTGTCCGAAGCCGCCAAAGAGAAGGCCCGCGAGTGGTATAGCGACTGCGACTCAGATTGGCAGTTCGAATGGGAGTGCGTCTGCGGCGACGCGAAAAAAGTCGGGCTGAACATAGAATCGTTGGGGGATGCGCGGCGCGATTGCCGAGGCGCTTTCACCGAGGACGCCCTCGAAGTGGCCAAAAAGATAATGCAGGGCCACGGCAAAGACTGCGCCACTTTCAAGACGGCGGACGCCTACACGGCGAAGGTCGAAGAGCTCGACAAAAAGTTCCCGCTGTACGGCCAAGACGATTCGCCCTACGACTTCGAATGCGAACAGGAAAAAGAAGGGCTGGACGACGACTTCCTCGGCGAGCTGCTGAGCGACTACTACGGCATGATGGTGGACAGCGCGGAAGAAGCGCGCAGCCGAGAGCGCGTGGAAGAGAACATACGCGCCAACGACTATCAGTTCACAGAAGACGGCAAGATATATCGAGGATAATACCCAACCAATGTGACTACACGCCCATTAAAGCACACTGCGCTAGCAGTGTGCTTTTTTGTTTGCGGACAACGGCTTGTGACATTTATAGCGCGTGGCGTTTACGTCCGCACCGATAAAGCGCATATTAGAACGCATGATGGCACGACCCCGCAAGGGGCCGTGTTTTTTTTATTGCTCGCAGCCCACCCACCAGCTAGGCAATTATTGCCCAGTCGACAGTGGTCGGGCGGAAGCCGCAACCCCTTGACGAAGCAGGCAGAATCTGCCCAGCCACCGCCCGTTATGCCAGTTGGCACTATGCGATTTTCGCCCCTGACTCGTCCCACCCCCGCCTCGCCCCGTCGTGCGCACGCGTCGGGGTGGAGCCTAGGCACCAGCCCAATTTGGGGTAAAGACTGGGCCCTGCGGGCTCGCGCGGGGCTCCTCGGCGCGTCGGCGGAGGGCCGGCGCAGTTCCAACCGGAGCGAACCGACCGGCGGGGTGATAGCCTCCCCGTACCACCGGCGGCCCGGCGGGGGGCCAAGTCCCAGTTAGAGCGACGCGCGGCCGGCCCGGACGCCGGTCGGGAGAAAACACACGCAACCAACCGAACAGGAGCAACGCCATGAAGACGCACACGGGCCGAGAGGCCGACAAGATGCACGACCTGCTGAACCTCTACAGCGGCCTGTACGACATGCACGACCACGGCGACGGCAGAGGCCTCAGGGCGCACGTCCGCTGCCCGGGGACGGCCGACGCGGTCGCCGCCGAGGCCGCCGGGGTGCTCGGGGTGACCGAAGAGCAGGCGCACCTCGTGCTGCAGGGCGCGGCGGGCCACCGCACGGCGCACGTCGACGACGCCGAGCCGGCCAAAGGCATGACTTTCGAGTACGACGAGGGCCTGCTGCCCCAATAAGACCGACGACGACAGGCCGCCCAGCCAAAAACCGAACAAGGAGACACAGAAATGAGCGTACTTCCCTCAGACGTCGCGTTCTACGGCTCGTACTGCCAGCCGGCGTACGACGGCAGCACCACCCTCAACGGCTCCATAGCGAGCACCACCGTCGCGACGCTGACCGCGACCTCCGCCGCGAGCTTCCCGCCGACCGGCGAGTTCTTCATCCTCGTGGACAGCGAGATAATGCTGGTCACGCAGGGCGCCAGCACCACCGGGTGGACGGTCGTCCGCGGCGCGTGCGGCACCACCGCGGCCACGCACTCGAACGGCGCGACGGTGACGATGCCGGCGGGCGGGGGCATGGACATATTGACCAAGAACTTCTTCAGCGACGTGACGAGCGGCGACACCGTGGACTGGTACTCCTCTTCGACGAGCGACACGAAGCCCATCAACACGATGACCGGCCGCGACACGACCGGCGTCATACAGGCGGAGACCAAGACGCTGAACGGCCAGACGGCCGTGACCGGCAGCCAGGTCTGGGGCCGCATAGAGAACGCGCGCTCCTCCGCGGCGACCACCATCACGAACGCGCCGCTCACGAGCGCCGGCACGAGCATAACGATAGCGTCGGCGACCAACACGCCGGCCTCGGGCAACTACTTCGCGCAGCTCGGCAGGGAGGTGGTCCTGGTGACCGCCGGCCAGGGCACCACGACCCTCACCGTCACCCGGGCGCAGCTCGGCACGACCGCGACGGCGCACCAGAGCGGGGACAACTTCTACCTCCTGCCCCTCGGCGACGTCATGGCGGTCGACCACACCAAGGTCGTCGCCAACAGCACGGCGCGCGCCGGCTCGGCGAACGCCACCGGCACCACGCCGGCCCTCCTCTTCCTGAAGACAGGCGACGGCGCGTCGTGCGTCGTGGGCATGATAGTCCGCACGCAGGGCGGCACGGGCCCCCAGCAGATACGCACCATAATCGCGACCTCCGGCTACGGCACCGACGTCGTCGCGGTCTCCCGCAACTGGGGCACGCTCCCGGACAACACGACGACCTACGACGTGTGGAACGGGGTGCAGCTGGACCTCTCCCCCAACCCGGTGGTCGAGTGCCGCCGCTTCCTGTGGAACGCCGCGGCCGACGTGCCGGGCGGCTCGCAGAGGGTGTTCTACTCGCAGTGCTTCGCGGTCAACAACAACACGACCGTCGCGCTCACCGGGGCCACGGTGCAGGACGCGGCCAACACGCCGTCGCTGCCCGGCTCCGCGCTCCTGGACATCGCCGTGGCGACCGCGCAGAACGACGCGCAGTACGTCGCGAGCAGGCAGACGGCGTTCTCGACGGGCTACGGCTCCTACGTGACGCAGCCGGCGGCCACGGCCTTCGGCGCCAACTCCGGCAACCTCGCGTCCGGCGCCGCGCCGAACCAGGCCGGCGCCCAGGGCGTCGTGCTCAGGTACACGCTGCCGGCGGGCACCTCGTCCTACAAGGGCTCGGCGGACCTCCGCGTGGCGGGGAGCACGATATAAGATGCCGACGTTCCAGCAAGGCGACTTCGTGGCGCTCTCCCCCGCGTTCGCGGCCAGCTTCCCCGGGCGGTACCCGGTGCTGGGCCCGGCCGAGTCGGGCGCGGCGGACACGTACAGCGTGGACGTGCGCGGCGACGGCGCCGGCTCGGACTTCCACGCGTCACACCTGACGGGGGCCTGACGTGGCGATAACCACCCTCGACGGCGCCATAGCGGGCTTCCAGCCGCCTCAGTCCTTCTCGAAGGCGGTGACGGGGACGCTGACGGCCGGGCTCCCCACCACGCTCTGGGCGCTGGCGGGCTACCCCGGCGCCGGCGCGTACGACACCACCCTGAACGGGGTGACCCTGTCGAGCACCTCCGCGCTGGTCGCGGGGCAGCTGCCGCACTACGACCCGGCGGGCGGGATAAACTCGTACCTCGCCAGGTTCCAGGGCGTCGCCACGCAGGCGGGCGTCCTCGTGCTCTGCGACAGGCTCTGGCACAACGGCGGCTACACCATAACGAGCACCGGCACGCAGAGCTCGACCACGCCGACCTGGCCGTCCCGCGACAACACGGGCACGGCCAACGGCGCCGGCGTCATGCTGGGCGTCGAGCTCTCCGGCGGCACCGGCGCCGGCACCCCGACCATCACGGCGTCCTACACCAACTCCGGCGGCTTCTCCGGCAGGACCGGGACCAACGTCCTGGCCACGAAGGCCTCGGCGGCGACCGGCTCGTTCTACGAGCTGGGGCTGCAGGCGGGCGACGTCGGCGTCAAGGCGCTGGCCTCGATAACCCTCTCCGGCACGTGGACCTCGGGCACCATGAACGTGGTCGCGTACCGCGTGCTCGCGAGGCTCGAGCTGCCCGGCGCGCTGATACCCAACGCCATAGACCTCCTCACGGCAGGCATGCCGCAGATTTTCAACGGGACGGTGCCCTACATGTACTTCATCCCGAACACCACCACCACGTCCAACGTGTCGGGGCAGTACATAGAGACCCAGGGGTAGCGCCGTGGCCATAACGTCGATGGCGACCCTGCTGGCGGGCCTCGTGCCGGCCCAGGCCTTCACGAAGCAGCCGGTCAACTCCGACGGCGACGGCCCGCACGGGCTCACGCAGCCGGTCAGCTTCTGGGGCGGCCCCGGCTACCCGCCGGCGGGCTCGTGGAACGCCACGCTCAACGGCGCCGTCCTGTCGGGCACCTCGGCCAACGTGAAGGGGCAGCTCCCGTACACCGACCCGGCGAGCGGCAACGGCTACGTGGCGGGCATAAGGGCCTCGTGCCTGTGCAACACGGGCACGGCGGCGCAGAACCAGGGCGGCGGGGGCGAGCTCATCCTGTGCGACAGGCTCTGGGTCAACCAGGTCAGCAACGCGGGCACGTCCGCGCAGGGCATAACGAGCCCCACGTGGCCCGCGAGGGACAGCACGGGCACGACGAACGGCGCGGGGGTCTACCTCGCGCTCGAGCTCTCCTCCGGGAGCCTGCTGAACGGCACGTTCACCGTCGGCTACACGAACAGCGGCGGGTCGGCGGGGCAGACGTCGCCCTCCACGGCGTTCACGAACTTCATCGCCGGCCAGGCGCAGGAGGTGCCGCTGGCGGCGGGCGACGTGGGCGTCCGGGCGGTCTCCACCTTCACGTGGAGCGTGGCCCCGGGCTCCGGCACGTGGAACCTGGTGGCGTACAGGCCGGTGGCCAAGGCGCTGGTGCAGAACTACGGCGGCGTCAACGGCACGACGGCGGCGGCCAAGAGCAACTGGCAGGACGCGGTGCAGCTCGGCATGCCGCAGGTGTACAACGGCTCCGTGCTCTACTTCATGTGGAAGGGGGACTACGGCGGCAACAACAACAACAACGTCAACAACCCGCAGATAAGCGGCGTGGTGGAGTTCGCTCGGGGGTAGGAAATGGCAGACACAGGCAGAGGGGCTTGGCCGCTGCGCTCCGACTGGCTGTTCTACGGCGGGCAGCAGCTGTGGCCGGGCGTGACCTTCACCAACGCGGGGAACGGCTCGCCGACGAAGGCGGTGTTCGTCGACTGGTTCTTGCCGGCGCCGGTGTTCACGGTGACGGCCAACGCGTACTCGCCGTTCGAGTCGCTCGCGACGCAGCGCTCCGACCCGCCGCACCAGCTCGAGGCCAGGGGGCAGCTGACGCTCGACCGCGCCCTGCCGCTGGACACGACCGTCTCGGTCTCGACGGACAGGGCCGGGCCGCTCGAGTCCCCCGCGACGCAGCGCGCGGACCCGCCGCAGCAGCTCGAGTCGTACGGGCAGTTCAAGCTCGACCGCGTCCTGCCGCTCGACACCACGGTGTCGGTCTCGACGGACAGGGCCCAGCCCCTCGAGTCCGCGCTGACCGCCCAGCGCGACGGGCCCGCGCCGCTCGAGTCGAAGGGCCAGGCCTCGTCCGACGCGACGAGCCCGCTGGAGACGGTCGGGCAGGCGACGCTGGACAGGGCCTCGCCCTTCGAGTCCAAGGCGTCGCAGTCCAAAGACACGGGCGCGCCGCTCGAGTCGCAGGCCTCGCAGAGGTCGGACCCGCCGCAGCAGCTCGAGGCGACCGGCCAGCTGACGCTGGACCGCGCCCAGCCGCTCGAGGCGACCGGCCAGCTGACGCTGGACCGCGCCCAGCCCTCCGAGTCGAAGGCGCAGCAGACGGCGGACGCGGCGCAGCCGCTCGAGTCGCCGGCGCAGCAGACCAAGGACGCGGCGCAGCCGCTCGAGTCGCAGGCCTCGCAGAGGTCGGACCCGCCGATGCGGCTCGAGAACACGGGCGTCACGGCAGTCACGCTCGACGGGATGGCCCCGTTCGAGTCGCTGGCCTCGCAGCAGCGCGACTCGGCGCAACAGCTCGAGTCCAACGCGCGGCAGCAGGCGGACTCGGGGCAGCAGCTGGAGGCGACCGGCCAGCTGACGCTCGACAGGGCGCAACCGCTCGAGGCCACGGGGCAGCTCACGCTGGACAGGGCCGGGCCCTCCGAGTCGAAGGCGTCGCAGCAGCGCGACTCGGCGCAACAGCTGGAGTCCAAGGCGCAACAGTCGGCGGACGCGGGGCAGCAGCTCGAGTCGCAGGCGCAGCAGAAGGCGGACGCGGCGCAGCCGCTGGAGGCGACCGGGCAGGTGGCGCTGGACAAAGGTGTGTCGCTGGAGTCGCTGGCCTCGCAGAGGTCGGACTCGACGTCGCCGCTGGAGTGCGTCGCGTCGCTGAGGCTGGACGTCAACGGCCTGGTGGAAGTCGTCGCGTCGAGCGGCCGGGCGTTCACCGCCCCGCTCGAGTGGACGGCGCGCGTGGTCGCGGACTTCCTCTCGCAGCTCGAGTCCATAGCGGTCTCGAACATAGTGGTCTCGGACGGCTCGGCGCCCGTGGAGTGGCTGGCCGGCGTCAGGACGGACGCGGCGTCGCCCGTCGAGGCGTTGCTCAGCGTGCTCGCGAGGGCCCCGATGGGGTCCGAGGAGACCGGCTTCGTGCCGCCCACCCCGTCCGGCCGCGTGCTGGACCCGGGGGCGGTCGTCAGGGGGCTGGACCCCGCGGCCTCGGCGAAGACGCTGAACGCGGCGGCCGTGGCGAAGACGCTCAGCGCGGGCGGCGTCGTGAGGGTGCTGGCGCCGGCGAAACAGAACAGGGTACTTTGATATGACTCTCAGCATACAGCAGACCCCGAACGAGCTGCAGGACTGGACCATAAACTGGGCCACCCGCGGCCTCGGCGCGGACACCATCACCACGAGCGCGTGGGCCGTCAACTCGGCCGACGTGGCGCTCAGCGACGCGGCGGAGACCGCCACGACGACGACCATCTGGGTCACCGGCGGCATACCGGGCAACGCGTACAGCATAACGAACACGGTGGAGACGGCCGGCGGCCGCACGCTGCAGGAGACGGTGACCTATGTCTGCATACCCGCCGAAGACAACTGACCTGGACGACCTCTCCTGGCTCGACGAGGACATAGAGCGCGTCGACGCGGAGGTCGCCAAGCGGGCGCTGCAGGACGCCAAGTACGACTGGGTGAAGACGGCCAGGCCCGACCAGCTCCCGCCGGATTGGGACTGGGTCTACTGGCTCATACTCGCGGGCCGAGGCTACGGCAAGACCCGCACGGGCGCCGAGACGGTGCGCGAGTGGGTGAAGAAGTACGAGTACGTCAACCTCATCGGCGCCACGAGCGACGACGCGCGCGACATCATGATTGAGGGCGAGAGCGGCATCCTGGCCGTCTGCCCGAAGGACGAGAGGCCGACGTACCTGGCGCACAAGCGGCAGCTGCGGTGGCCGAACGGGGCGAAGAGCCTCATATTCACGGCCGACGAGCCCGACCGGCTCCGCGGCAAGCAGCACATGAAGCTGTGGTGCGACGAGCTCTGCGCGTGGCGCTACCAGGAGTCTTGGGACCAGGCGAAGTTCGGCCTGCGCCTCGGCGACGCGCCCCAGGCGGTGCTCACGACGACGCCGCGGCCGACGAAGCTGCTGAAGCAGATAATGAACGACAAGCGGACGGCGCTGACGCGCGGCCGCACCATAGACAACAAGGCCAACCTCGCCCCCGCCTTCCTCGAGGCCATCACGGCCCGGTACGAGGGCACGAGGCTCGGCAGGCAGGAGCTGAACGCGGAGGTCCTGGAGGACAACCCGGGCGCGCTGTGGAAGCGCGAGCTGATAGACGCCACGCGCGTCCCGCTGGACAAGCTCCCGGCGATGCGCCGTATAGTCGTCGGCGTCGACCCGAGCGCCACGGCGAACAAGGACAGCGACGAGTGCGGCATACTCGTGGTCGGCCTGGGCGTGGACGGCCGCGGCTACGTGCTCGAGGACGGCTCCGGCGTGATGACCCCCGACGAGTGGGGCAAGCGGGCCGTCGCCCTCTACCGCAAGTGGAGCGCCGACAGGATAGTGGCCGAGACGAACAACGGCGGCCTCATGGTGGAGAACACCATCAGGACCGTCGACAGGAACGTGCCCTACAAGGGCGTGCACGCGGCCAAGGGCAAGATGACCCGGGCCGAGCCCGTGTCCGCCCTGTACGAGCAGGGGAAGGTCAGCCACGTCGGGCTGTTCAACCAGCTCGAAGACCAGATGTGCTTCCCGGCGGGCACGATGGTCGAGACGCAACGCGGCCCGGTGGCCATACAGGACGTCGCGACGACCGACTCGGTGCTGACGCGCTCCGGGTACGCGCCGATCGACTGGGTGGGCATCACCGGCGAGACGGACAAAATAAACTGTGTACTTTACTCGCACGATGTAGTATTGTCTACGCCATGCCACCCGATATATTCAGTCTCCCAGTCGAAGTTTGTGCCTGCCCAGAGTGTTCTGCGTGGGGAGAGCCTGCTCGCGCTCCGCAGAGGAACAAGCGGGGCCACTGGCCCGTCGCGTGGCGAGGGAGATGGTACGGGAGAGACAAGAGGGGGTACTTCAGGCACGCCAAGGGAGAACTGCTCAGCCGCGCTGTCTACGAGGCGCACCACGGGCCTATCCCTGAGGGCTATCAGGTCCATCACAAGGACGAGAATCCCGGCAACAACGCGCCTGACAATCTTGAGGCGCTTACTCGCAAGCAGCACCACGCGAAGCACGGGCCGCGCGGTTGGGACGCTTTCACGCCTGCTCAGCGGTCGGTCAGCCGCAAGAAGGGTTGGGCCAACAGAGAACCTAGGACTTGCGAGTGCAGGGAATGCGGAACACGGTACACCACAATCGGGATGCGGGAGAGCTTCTACTGCTCCCGTTCTTGTCAATATCACGGTTCGAAGCGCTGAGCCGATCCAAGTATACAACCTCAGAGTGAAAGACGGGTACGAACACGAGTTCTACGCGAACGGCGTGCTCGTGCACAACTGCGAGTACGACCAGAAGACGTCGAAGTACTCGCCCGACAGGATGGACGCCCTCGTGTGGGCGCTCACCGAGCTCATGGTCGAGCCGCTCCCCGGCCAGGGCTACATAGACCTCTACAAGCAGCGGGCCGACGAGGCCCGCGCTAGGAAAGCCGGCGCGCCCGACGCAGCGCCTGGCGAACCGCAGCTGGGCGCCCCGCCGTCGCCCGTTGCCAAGGCCAAGTTCTGCGTCGTCACAACCAACCACTAACAACAAGGAGAATACCCTATGTCTATCAAGTTCAAAGGAACCGCGTTCGCGACCTACAACAACGAGGAGGGCGTCTCCTTCACGGCCGACAAGAACGGCGTCGTCACCGTGACGGCCCCCACGTTCAAGACCATACTCGACCTGCTCAACAACGGGCTCATCATGCTCGGGCAGGTCGGCGGGCTCGACAACCTCACGGCCACGACCGACCCGACGCCCTCCAGCGACAACACGCTGGACTACAGCGTCGGCAGCAAGTGGGTGAACACCTCCAACAGCAACATCTGGACGTGCATCAGCTCGGCGACGGGCGCGGCCGTGTGGAACCTGACCAGCCAGGGCCAGGCCAACTTCCGCAACCTCATCGACGGCGGCGACTTCACCACCAACCCGTGGCAGCGCGGCACGACCTTCACCGGCATCACCAACGCCGTGGCCTACACGGCGGACCGCTGGTTCGCCGACGCCGCCAACTCGGCGAACAGCATCAGCGTCTCGCAGCAGGCGGTGACCACGGTCCCCGGCTTCGGCTTCGCGCTGCAGTTCGGCCGCGCGTCGGCCAACACCGACACCCACGCCATCTACCTCGGCCAGGTGCTCGAGACCCTGAAGTGCCAGGCGCTCCAGGGCCAGCAGGTCACCCTGTCGTTCTGGGCGAAAGCCGGCGCGAACTTCAGCGCCGCCGCGAGCGCGCTGACCGTCGCGCTCAACCACAGCACGACCGCGGGCAACGACACCGCCGCGCACCTCGTGGCCGCTTCCACCAACTGGCAGTCGCCGGCGACCCTCATCGCCACGACCGTCACGCTCACCACCAGCTGGCAGAAGTTCACGCTGACCGGCCTCGCCTGCCCGGCCGCGCTCACGCAGCTCGGCCTGCTGTTCTCCTACGTCACCGTGGGGACGGCTGGCGCCAACGACTGGTTCCAGATTGCCGGCGTGCAGCTCGAGCAGGGCGGCACCGCCACCCCGTTCGAACACCGCGCGCCGCAGACGGAGCTCGCGCTCTGCCAGCACTTCTACGTGCGCTTCAACGAGACGGTCAGCGCGTCGAACATCCTCGCTCAGGGGTTCTCCGGCGCCACCAACACGCAGCGCGCCGTCTTCCCGACGCCTGTCCCCATGCTGTCGGCCCCGACCGTCACCCTGGCGGCGGGCACGATGAAGTGGAACGTCGTCGGCGTGGCCACCGCGCTCGGCACCCTGACCGTGCAGACCGCGCTGTCCAACGTGAACAACCTCGTGGTCTCCGACACCGTGACCACGACCGCTGGACAGGCCGTCCAGCTCATCTCGGGTAACTCGACGGGCGGCGGCTACGTCGCCGGCTCGGCGGACCTCTAGGAAGGCAGGCCTGCCCCCGCCCCGCGTGAAAGCGCGGGGCGGGCCACTCATCAACGAACGCGGTGAACGAAGATGCCAACGGACGACCAGATAAAGAGCATGGGCGGCGGCCAGGTCAGGAAGGCCGGCTCGCCCCTGCAGCGCGTGAAGCGCGGCGTCAAGGCTTTCGCCGCGGCCATCAAGGGCGACCCGTACTCGTACGACGTCCCGCGCGCCACGAACAACCAGTACGCCGGCAACTACACCGGCGCGAAGGCCCCTGGCGTCCGCGAGACGGGCGTCAGGCCGTACGTGCAGGGCGAAGCTCTACCCATGCAGTCCGTCGACCCGGCCGCGTGGTTCGGCCCCCAGGTGCCCATAGCGCCGGTCGCGCCGGGGTACGTCAAGGGCCGGCAGTTCAACACGCCGGTGGGCTACAACATCCAGCTCGAGCCGAGGGCCTACGAGGCCGTCGGGTTCGAGACGCTGCGCAACCTGGCCGACACCTGCGACATCCTGCGCCTCGCCATCGAGACCCGCAAGGACCAGATAGAGGCGCTCCCGTGGAGCGTGAAGCCCAAGGGCAACGCCGACACGACGCCGGCGCTGCGGAAGAAGATAGACGAGGTCACGAAGTTCTTCCAGCGGCCCGACCGCAAGCACGACTGGTCGCAGTGGATTCGCGCGCTCCTCGAGGACCTCTTCGTCATCGACGCCGCGACGATATACCGGCGCAGGACGCGCGGCGGCAAGCTCTACTCGCTCGACCTCATGGACGGCGCCACCATACAGCCGCTCATGGGCGACGACGGCAGGACGCCGGACGCGCCGCAGGCGGCCTACCGCCAGGTGAACTACGGGCTGCCCGCGGCCGAGTTCGACGCGGACGAGCTGCTCTACCTCCCGCGCAACGTGCGCACGAACAGGCTCTACGGCTACCCGCCCACGCAGCAGGTGCTCACCACCGTGGCCATCATACTGCAGCGCTCGACGTCGCAGCTGGCCTACTACACGGACGGCAGCCTCCCGGACGCGCTCATAGGGACGCCGGAGAACTGGACGCCCGACCAGATAACCGCGTTCCAGAAAGACTGGGACGACATGCTGTCGGGCAACCTCCCGCAGCGCCGCCACGGCCGGTTCGTGCCGCACGACTTCAAGTATCAGGAGGTCAAGCAGCCGCCCCTGAAGGACCTATACGACGAGTGGCTGGCGCGCGTCATCTGCTTCTGCTTCAGCATAAGCCCCGAGCCGTTCGTGCAGCACGTCAACCGCGCGACGGCCGAGTCCTCGCACGACAAAGCTCTGGAGGAGGGCCTCGCGCCCGTGCAGCACTGGATTAAGCGCTGGATGGACCGCATCGTGGTGGAGGACTTCGGCTACCCGGAGCTCGAGTTCGCGTTCGACGACACGCTGGACATAGACCCGAAGACGGCGGCCGACATAAACGTCGAGTACGTGAAGGCCGGCGTAATGTCCATCAACGAGGTGCGCGAGCGCGTGAACCTCCCGGCGATGCCGGAGCCGGCGTACGACGCGCCGATGCCGCTCACCCCCACGGGCTACGTCATGGTGGTCGACCCCGACGTGCAGAACGACCGCGCCGAGCAGTCGCTCGAGAACGACTCCGCCCCCGCGGCTGCGCCGAGCGGCGGCAAGCCGACGACCGAGGGCAAGGCGACGCCGTCGCAGCCCAAGCCTAAGAAAGCGGTGGCCAAGGCGTATGGCGTAAAAAAAAACCCTCGCTCAAATCCCTACTCGAGCGACCAGTCGCACATGAAGCCCACGAAAAGATAAAAGCCCTGGCGGCGGACGCGCTGCGCCACGCCGGGATGATGGCCGCGGCCCAGGTGCGCGGCAGGCTGAAGAAAGACGAGGACGACGCGCCGCCCGAAGAGGGCGACATAGACCTGTCGTCGCTGAGGACGCTGGAAGACTCTTCGCCCGCCATGCGGGCGGTCGCGGCGGACGCCGCGGCGGTCGCGCTGGCCCAGGTCGGCGTGGACGCCGGCTCCGACGGCCTGACCAACCAGGTGTTCGACCGCGCGGTCGACTACGCGGCGGCGAGGTCGGGCGAGATGGTGTCGCAGGTGACGGACGCGACGCGCGACCGCATCCGCGAGCTGGTGGCCAAGGGCCTGGCGGACAACGTGGGCCGCGACGGCATAGCGAAGCTGCTCGAGGACGACCTAGAGTTCTCGGAGGAGCGCGCCGAGAGGATAGCTAACTACGAGGTGACGGCCGCCAACGGCGCCGGCAAGCTCGAGGGCTACAGGCTCGCCATAGCGGCGGGCGTGGACGTCGAGAAGGAGTGGCTCGCAGACGAGGGCGCGTGCCCCGAGTGCCTCGCGAACGAGGCGCAGGGCCCGATACCCGTGGACGAGCCTTTCCAGAGCGGCGCCATGGCGGAGCCGGACCACGTGAACTGCGAGTGCTCGGTCATACCGAGGGTGAAAGGCTGAGTCATGGAAGACGGAAACAGGCTGGTGTTCCTCACGAGGGCCGTCAGCCGCATCTCGGACGAGCGCATAAACGAAGCGCTGGACTGCGTGCTCGACGAAGCCGTGGCCCAAGGCATACACAACGCCGAGGTCCTGGTGAACGCGGAGGACGCCAACCACTACACGCTGCAGCTGTACGGCGAGGACGCCGAGGGCGTCGTGCGAAAGCACCGCTCGGTCGGCCTCCGCCACAACGACCTGCACGACAGGCCGGGGAGCGTGAAGCGGTACGCGGAGACGCTCGCGAGCGTGCTGGCCGTGGACCTCGGCATAGTGGTCAAGCACTAGGAGACGAGTATGAAATACAAGGCGACTGTCGACGGACGCACCCACAGGGGCAACGTGCACTTCACGCTGACGGCGGAAGTCGAAAACAAAGAAGACAGCGACGAGGTGAGCAGCGTGCTCGCGACGCTGCGCGGCTTAGTCACCGCGGTCTACAAGGAGAAGAAACGCGACGCGAAACACGCGCACGTAGCCAAGGAGGAACTCGAACATGCCTAAGCCAACCAAGACGACGCACACCTCTGTGGCCGACATAATCGTGACCAAGCCGCTCGAGATATTCGTCCCCATAACCAAGATAGACTCCGCCAAGCGTCTGGTGTACGGCGTGTTCACCCAGGAGACGCCGGACAAGTCGAACGAGGTGCTGGACTACGCGTCCGGCAAGAAGGCGTTCCAAGAGTGGAGCGACGAGATACACAAGGCCTCCAACGGCAAGTCCAAGGGCAACGTGCGCGAGATGCACGACAAGCGCGCGGTCGGCCGGGTGGAGGAGCTCAAATTCGACGACGAGAACAAGAAGGTGCTCGGCGTCGTGAAGGTCGTGGACGACGCAGCCTGGGAAAAAGTCCAGGAGGGCGTCCTCAACGGGTTCTCGATAGGCGGCGGCTACGCTCGGCGCTGGACGGACCCCGCTGACGGCCGCGGTGTTACCCGCTATACTCCAACGCTTTCCGAGGTGTCCCTCGTGGACAACCCCTGCCTCGCCGAAGCGACCTTCGACTTCGTGAAGGCCGACGGCCTGACGGAGAAACGCACAGTACGTCGGCCCACTTCAACCACCAACAAGGAGAACACGGACATGTCCAAGAACAAGACGAACGTCACACCGACGGCGAAGCAAGTGTGGGAAGCCGCTGACGGCTCCACCCACGACACCAAGGTCCTGGCCGACGCGGCCAGCGCGGCCCACCTCGCGAAGAACGCGGCCTCCGGCGTCCTCGCGGCGCTCGACAAGGCCGCCGTCAGCGTGGCCGGCCTGCCCTCCCTCATCGATGGCGGAGACGGCCTGCCCGACACGGCGCGCGGCGAGACCCCCGAGAACAAGGACGGCGTCCTCCACGGAGGCATGCACTCCTCGCACGGCGGGCCGACCGACCAGTCGCACAACGCCGGCTACGCCAAGGCGGACGGCGCGGAGGGCGGCGAGGCGGACAAGGTGGACGACAAGGCCAAGGAAGGCGAGGGCGCTGAGAAGGGCGACGGCGGCACGATGGCCCTGGGCGCCGGCGACGGCTACCCCAAGCCGGTCGGCACCGCGGCCGAGAGCCACAACGGCCACTACGGCAAAGCCGAGAAGGCCGAGAAGGCCAAGCGCATGGACAAGCTCCGCAAGAACCTCCACGACGCCGGCCGCCTGGCTCACCTGCTGCAGGACATGGCGTGGCTGAAGGACTGCCTCGCCATGGAGGCCAAGATGGAGGGCGACGGCTCCAAGGTGCCCGAGGAGATAGAGTCCATCATGCGCGCCATGGGCCAGGCCCTCGAGTCGCTGGTGACCGAAGAGGTCGGCGAGCTGTTCGAAGAGGGCGAAGAGGACGAGGCGACCGAGGTCATCATCCTCGAGCTGGCCGCGAAGCCCGAGGGCTTCAAGAAGTTCGTCGACGGCAAGGTCACCAAGGCCACGCCGAAGGAGAACGGGCTGTACAAGCTGAGCGACGCGCTCGAGAAGGCCGGCAAGCGCCACAGCAAGTCCGACCAGGAGCGCGTGCAGATGATGCACGACACCGCGCACGACATGCACAAGGTGGCGGAGAAGTGCTTCGGCCACATGGAGCACATGGTCAAGTGCGCCGGTATGGTCAAGAACACGGCGGTCGACCTGGGCGCCAACGGCGAGAAGCTGCCGGCGTTCGACGGCGCGGACTCGCACCACACGAGCGCGGCGGACAAGGCCGCGGGCGGAGACCTCCAGAAGATGACCTCGGAGCGCGACGCGCTGACCAAGGTGTTCCAGGAGGTGACGCCGCGGGTCGAGAAGCTCGCCGGCACCGTCGAGACGCTGCTCAAGGACAAAGCCGAGCTCGAGGCGCGCCTCAAGAAAATCGAGGACCAGCCGCTGCCCGCCAAGGGCACCGTGGCCGGCGCCCGCACGCTCACCAAGTCGCAGGACGGCGCCGACGGCATCGACCCAGCGGCTTTGAACAAGAGCATAGAGCAGACCATCGCCGACATGACCCCCGAGCAGCGCTCGCTGCTCCTGGTCAAAGCGGCCAAGATGAACCCCAGCAACAAGTAGCTGGGGCACGACAAGCCTCACGCGGAGCCGCGACCCTCGGGAGACCGGGCCAGCGCGCGGGGCGGACTACCACCACCACACGCCGCGACCCTCGGGAGACCGGGCGTAAACGTAAACAACCAACCTCTTAGGAGAACCAAATGAGTAACTTGATTAAGAGCGACATCACGCCCCAGGCAATGGCGGCGATGACTGACGCCTTGAAGAAGGCCCTCGGTGGGGTCATCAACAAGGACAGCCTCGAGAAAGCGTGGAACCAGTCCGGCTCCGCGACCACCGGCATCACCGCCTACGACCTCGAAGCCCCGGCCAAGAGCCTCGTGCCCGTAATCACCCCCCTGCGCAACATGATTCCGCGCGTGGGCGGCGGCACCGGCACCCAGGCCAACTGGCGCGCTGTGACCGCGGTCAACACGACCAAGGTCGGCGTCGGCGTCCCGCAGGGGCAACGCGGCCGCACCCAGACCGTGGCCACGGCCAACTACACGGCCCCCTACGTGACCATCGGCATCGAGGACTACGCGACGGACGAGGCTGAACTCGCCGCCATGGGCTTCGACGACGTCCTGGCCCTGATGACCCTCAACAACCTCCGCGCCCTCATGATTGCGGAAGAGGCCCTCATCATCGGCGGCAACGGCACCGGCGGCGTCGCCCTCGGCACGGCGCCCACGCCGAGCCTGAGCAACCCGTCCACCTCCACCGGCACCATCGCCACCGGCACGACTTGGAGCGTCATCTGCGTCGCCCTGACGTTGGTCGGCTACCTCAACACGGACCTGACGCTGCTGTCCACGACCGCCATACCGGTCTCGGGCTCGGTGACGGGCGCCGACGGCCTGACCTACACCTACAACGCTGGCACCAGCCAGAAGTCGGTGGCGGGCACCACGACCGTGAGCGGCAGCACGAACACCATCGCGGCCACCGTCACGGCTGTCCCCGGTGCGTTCGCGTACGCCTGGTTCTTCGGGCCCTCCGGCTCCGAGACCCTCGCGCAGGTGACCACCATCAACTCGGTGCTGTTCACTTCCTCCACGACGACCGGCACGCAGTCGCCCGCGGCTTTCACCGCGGACTTCAGCGAGGACCAGTACGTGTTCAACGGCCTGCTCACCTACATCAACCAGTCCGGTTCGGGCGCCTACCTCAAGACCATGGCAACCGGCACGGCCGGCACGGGCACGCAGCTGACCGCGGACACGGAGGGCGGCATCGTCGAGATAGACACCGCGCTCAAGTCCTTCTGGGACAACTCCCGCCTCAGCCCCGACGCCATCTGGGTGTCGAGCCAGGAGCAGGAGACCATCGGCATCGCCATCCTCGAGGGCGGCTCCAGCGCGGCCCAGCGCTTCGTCTTCACGACGGACCAGGGCAACGTGAAGGGCGGCGTCATCGTGCGGTCGTACCTGAACAAGTTCACGATGTCCGGCAACCAGGAGATTCCGGTGCACCTGCACCCGAACATCCCGCCCGGCACCATCCTGTTCACGACCTCGCAGCTCCCCTACCCGCTGTCGAACGTCACGAACGTGATGCAGGTGAAGACGCGCCGCGACTACCACCAGATTGACTGGCCGAGGAAGACCCGCCGCTACGAGTACGGCATCTACTCCGACCAGGTGCTCCAGCACTACTTCCCCGCCTCGCTGGGCATGATTACCAACATCGCTCCGACCACCTAAGGCCGGACGGCCCCTGCAGAGCGGCGCCCCGCCCGGCGCCGCTCGACCGGGTCCGCCCGACACGAGAGTGAAACCAACAACTGAGGAGAATCCAAATGCCCAAGACCATACGCACCCCGGAGCCCAACGCCAACCTGTGCTACCAGGGCGAGAACTACCAGTCCGACGACCAGGGCCTAGTGACCCTGCCCGACGCGGCCGCGCAGCACTTCATCGAGTCGCACAGCTGCATGGACCCCGAGAAGGAGCACCCGCACGGCCTACAGGTTAAGGCGCTCGGCAAGGGCTTCTTCGTGGTCGTCGACGAACAAGGCAACCCCATCCACCAGGGCTCCGTGGACCGCGCCACCGCGTTCTCGCTGGTGCGCTCGTACAAGCCCGCGACGGTGGTCATGGACCCCAACGAAGACCCCGAAGCGCCGACCACTAAGGCCGGCGTCGACAGGCTGCCGACCGAAGACCCCGACAAGACCGCCAAGGAGAACGAGGTCGCGCAGAAGAACGCGGTCAAGGACGCCGAGCGCGCAGAGCGCAAGGCCGGCAAGAAGTAACCAGACACCGCCGCGACAGTAGGAGAGCAGAGTGCAACAGCCATACCTCACATCGCTCAACGCCGTGAAGACG